TCCAACAAATAACTACGTACATTTCCAGATTTATAATAACATCAACATCGCAACTGTTGCTTGGAGAGGTGCTGGTAGTATCACTGATGTTGCTCCTGGTGTACCAGTTCCAGCAGTTGACTTCTCTAATTCTAATTGGAAAGAATATGGAGTAGTTGGTGGTGAAGCACTACGTACTAGCACAGAAGTTATTGGTGACTATAAGTTAGGTATTAATACAGTCGCTAGATCTGCTCATGATGCTTGCTTAGACGCATTTAGTTCTGATGAAGTTCTACCAAGAGCTAACTTGGATATTGTTGGTACAACCTTTATTAGTGGTAAGACTATCAATTCTTATCTGTCTGAAGTTTCTGTTGTTAAGACTGAAACTAATACTGACAATGCATTGTTAGTTGGTGGTGATAGTGCTAACCCAAGTGATAATGCCACGTTCAGAGTAATGACTACCAACAATGGTAGAGTTGGTATTAACACTGCTGTTAATGATACTGTTAACCCATACAAGACTTTAGACAAGACCTTTGTTGTAGTTGGTGACGCTAGAATTCATGAAAACTTAGAAATCACTGGTGATCTGGAAGTTAATGATGGTGATCTCACAACCACTAATAATACGTTTAATTTCATTAACCAGAATGCTAACGTTCTAAACTTTGCTGGTGATGGTCAGATTCTAAGTTTGATGAACAACTCTAGTGTTGCTCAATCAATTAATATTGGTAACGCTACTGGTAATCAGACTTTATTAATAGGTGAGTCTGTAACTAATGGAACCATTAAGATTCACAGGAATTCATCTTCAGCAACAGTAGATATTGCTACAGTTGCTAATGATGTAACTGCTTCATGTGACATCACAATGGGTGGTGCTTGGGCAACACAGTCCGATACTGCTTCATCTTTCAAGATTGGAACTTTCTACACAGGACTTGCTGGTAATCTTGAGATTGGCACAGGTTATGGTGCTGGAACTAGTAGTTCTAGATTGTTTACACAAACAAGAGTTGTTAATCTATTTGATGGTGACCAGACAAATACAGTTAATCTAGCAACTAACGCAACCACATTCCAAATGGGATCTAGTGGTGGTACAACCACTATTAGAAACACTCTCAATGTTCTTGCCTCTGCAATTGTTGAAGGTAACATCAGACTAGATGGTGGTTTGAATGCTGGTATTATTGAAATTGGAAGAGGTAAATTTGGTACTACTAGAATAGGACATCAAATTGGTGGAGTTGACAATCCAAATATTGACTTCTACAAATATCAAGTTACTGGAAGAGTAGTTGATACTGCTGGTGTTTCTGCTTGGGGTTCAAATACATTCTTGGTTGCTGGTGGTCAAATTGCTGCTATTGACAATGTTGTTAATAACGGTGCGGCAAACAGAACTCCTGGAAACTACGCTTTCCTTGAGGGTACTTCTGATGGTGCTGGTGAAGGAGCATCATTTACTGTTCTTGTTAGATTCGATAAGACAATTGATATTACGATTGACAGTCCTGGCGAAGGATATGCTAATGATGAAACAATCACCATTACTGATGCTCAGTTAGGTGGTGGCGGTGGTGGAGACCTCACATTCCAAGTAAATGGAACTAACTCCACTGGTAACAATTACTACTTACCAATCAGCACACCTTCTATTACTGACTTCCAAGTTGGTCAACTGCTTCTTCTAGATCGTGGTAACGCAGCTTCTCCTGATACTGTTGGATCTGGTGGAAATGTATTAACAGGATTAAGAACTGAAGCAGAAAGTGAAATTGTTAGAATTACTGGTATTGCCAACGTTGCTAACCCTGCTGATCCAAATGGATACAGACTAATTGTTAACAGAGGACAAGAGGGAACAGGAACTTATACAAACCACCCAGATGGTTGTATCATTGCTATTCTTGATAAGCAAGCAAATGCTTCTTACATCACTGGTTCTGATCTTGATAACAATGGTCAACTAGATGAACCACTGTCTGGTATTGGAAATGGAGCTGGTAATGTAAGAATTGGTATTGCTGAATTTGGTGGTACATTAACAACTGCTGACTTCTTAAGACTCTCACAGAATGAATTTGTATCTGTTGTTGATCTAATTTCTACTTCACCACAATCTCTAATTGTTAATGATGGTGGTGATCCTGCATCTGAGACATTCAAGGTTGAGTCTACAACTGGTGATACTTACATTCTTGGTAATATTGCCGCTGGTGTAGGATTTAATAAGTTTACTGTTGCTTCTGTAACTGGCAATACTTTCGTTCAGGGAACTCTAACTACAGAGAACACATTGACCATCAATGGTTCTACTATTGAGAATCAGCAGTTCTTCACTATCACCAATGGTGGTGCTACTGGTACTCCAATCAGAACAACTTTAGAAGTTGATACTGCAACTGGCGATCTAACAATCAACGGTGGTGACATTAATGTTTATGGAACTGATGGAACTACTCCTCGCCTGACATTTGATAATTCTTCTGGAGACTTTACTGTATATGGTTCGTTCTCTGCTTTGGGTACAGGTGTTTCTACTTTTGGTGGATCACTTGATATCGATGGTGGTATTAACCTTGAGTTCCAAGAGGGACCTGGAAGAACTGCGATTGATTCTAAGTTTGAAATTACAAACACTGATGGAAATAGCATCTTCCAAGTATCTGATGATGGATCATTAAGAGTTGCTCAAATTGAGAATTATATTACTAACACAGGTGGTAGGAAGTGGTTGTTCATTGGTGATACTGCGGCAACTTTAGAAGCTAATGTTAATTACTTTGTTAATTGTACTGGTAATACTCTCTTAAGATTGCCAGCTAACCCACAAATGGGCGATATGATTCGCATTATAGATATAAGTGGTAGTCTAACATATAATCAGACAATGATCGTCAGATCACCTGATAATACAAAAGTTCAAGGTGAAGTAACAAATACTGGACAATCATTGTTGGGAGGTGTTCAACCTTCAGAAAGTGCTGGTTGGAATGGTGGTGAATTAGTTGTACAAACACCTAATGCTTCATTTGGACTGGTATATGCTGGAACATCTGCGCCTGGTGGTCAACCTGGCGTACCATCATCCCTCTCGGGTTGGTACTTAATGGACGTATAAGAGATGCCTTTCTATCAAGAAACACGAACCATGAAAGGTGCCGTTATCGGCACCATTATGCCATGGTCTGGACCAATCAGTCAAATACCAAAAGGTTGGATTATTTGTGATGGCACCACACCACCAGCAAACGAGTATCCCTTACTTGTACAAGCAATTGGGGATACTTATAATGCTGGTTCTACTAATTTGGGAGGAGCATTTCCAGCATATACTGGTAATTTTACCCTCCCAGATTTGGTTAGCGGTAAAATGCTCATGGATATTGAGCAATCTTATTTTGGTACTTTATCGGATGTTAGAGATAACGATCCTGATGCTGGAAATATAATTTCTCCATATATTGGACCAAATACAGATAATGGTATTAATCTTTCGTGGAATAATGTAAATACTGATGTTGTTTTTTCATTAAATGAAAGAACTGGTTACAGTGGAAATATTGCTGGTAATACCATTGTTGATGGTGAAGGTGAAAAATCTATCTTTATTGGTGGTAGAAAATTAGGACATGCTCATGTCAGAGGTCATGGTCATAGTGGCATTTATGAAAGTATTGCTGGTGGATTGGGATCTGGTGGTGCTTCAGATGAGAACAGAAGACCAGGAAAAGGTGTTATTCCATATGATAATATAACAGCAACATTTACATTTGCTGGTTATGACGATGCAACTGTTGTTTATGGTGCTCGTTTTGATGATGGATTAGTTGATGCTGTCAGATTGGGTATTAAAGAATTCAAAAAAGGTAATGTTGTATTAGAAGATTCTGGTTCATGGGGGTCTTTTGGTAGTTTTAGTGGATTTGGTTCTGGTGATGAAGGAAGAGCTGTAATGAGATGTTCTGGAGAAAACCCTCCAGTTAACTTAGCACCACAAAAAGTAGTCGCAACTTCTCTTGCTCAAAAAGCAAATTTTTCATATCCAGTATTGGGTGGTACTGGTACTACTTCAGTGCCGTTTGCTTCGGGTGGTGGCAATACTGAAATCCCTGGTGGATTTAAGAATTATTATGAAGATGCTACCGCAGCTGGAAATTTTGGTACTTTATTAAGTAATCCTGCATCTAATTTTGATACTGATACGGGAGGAGGAGCAATAACAAATGTTGACGCTCATGATCATGAACCACTTACAATTTTATATGATCAAAGTAGTCTAAAACCACAATCTAGATTAGTCGCTGACGTTAACATTCCTGCAACTACAAATCTTGATAATGCATCAAATAAATCAGTGTTGTCTATTAGTATGAACACTAGTCAGCCTTCAATGACCTGTATATACATCATCAGAGCATACTAAAATGGCAAATTACACATACGAAAGAGGAAAATATGGTGGTTGTGTTGGGAGTATTATTATTCACTCAACGCCATCACTCTCTTCCAGCAACGATCCTCTCACAGCACAATTTAAAGATGATATTCCAGCAGGATATTTAAAATGTGATGGTTCTGTACTAAGTGCTAGAGATTTTTTAGCACTGTCTAGAGTTCTTGGAGTTGGTGATGAATGTAGATTCAAAAGAGATAATGAAAATGTAAGAAATGCTGACGCACTTACTGGAGATCTGGGGCAATTTCAATTACCAGATTTGGGATCTAAAGTAATTATTGGTGGTAGAGGATCTGGAACATACAATAATGATTTTGTTGATAGGGAAGGTAACCTTGTAAATACTGTTACAAATAGAGTTGGTCCTCAGATTGAGGTTATTTGTAATGAAGGTGATACAATTACTACAACATATTTGGGAAATGCTCGTATTACTGCAAGTGGCACTATCAATATGTTGGGAAGTCCTAGATATAAATTAGATAGAAATACTTCAGATACTGAGTTAAATATTGAAAATTTTCAGGGGCATTTACACAATTCTAACCAATCATATATCAATTATTCTACAAGACATCAGGTAGGTGGAGAAGGTGGTAAGGATCGTGGACAATCTCTCGGAAACAGTGGAGCTGGAAACTCGATTGACTTTACTGGTGATGGTGGTAGAGAATCAATTCACGATCATAGAATTACTAGACCCACATCATATACTCACA